GGAGTAGTGAGTTGAGGAAGCTGTTACATTGGCAACTCCATAATAAAGGGGTCGCTCGTGCACTTGATGGGAGTGTTAAATTCTCCATGAAGGGTACAAGGTGCTCTGGAGATTTAAATACATCCCTTGGGAACTGCATAATCATGTGTGCACTCGTTTGGGTGTATGCCAGGATGTGTGGCGTCAAGATCGAACTTGCGAATAATGGTGATGATTGTGTAGTGATGATGGAGCGTCAGGATGAAGACGCGTTCACTAAGAAGTTGTCACCATGGTTTCAATCAAAAGGGTTTGCCATGACCGTTGAACCCACTGTGGATGAATTCGAAGGAATAGAGTTCTGCCAGACCAAACCAGTCCAGTTGTCAACTGGGTGGCGTATGGTGCGCAACCTAAATGCATGTTTGATGAAAGATCCAATGTGCATGATAGGAGTACCAAACGATAAGGTTTATAAGAAATGGCTGGCAGCCATCGGAGTCTGTGGGGGTATATTGGCGTCAGGAGTACCTGTACTGAGCCAATTTTATTCAGTGTTTCAACGTGCGGGAACGTCATGTTCCGATGGAATGCTGAAAGAGGTTTTTAAGAATCGTTCACAATTGCATTTAGCGCAGGGAGTGGCTAAAGGAGAAGTGGATGCCAATGCCCGAGTGTCATTTTATTATGCATTCGGAGTGTTACCCGATGAACAGGTAGCAATGGAACGGTTCTTCACCAAGTTATATGTTGATGAAATGGACACCACAGTCATTGAGCGGGATGAGCTTGAGCTGTGTCCTGGGTTTAATATTGTGTCCGAATCCAACTAATAACACAATATGGTGAAACAACGTCAAAATTCGCGTGCCAATAAGGCCGCACCAAAGCGTCGACAAAGGCGTAACAATAATAACAATCCAGGTGTGGGGGGTGGTATGGCCTCTTATGAAACGCCTGCAGTCACTAGCACTAAGATAGTGCCTCTACCACGTGAGTTAATGCGTGGTGTGCAGGACCTGTACCCATTGCACCTCAAGGGAGTGATTGGGGTTGCAAACAATGGGACTTTAACTGCTGCTGCTGGACTAGCACTCACCCCGCAATTGTCTGGGCAAAATAGTTAACAAGGCCTGGGTGCAGTATTCCCAGTCCTCAACAAAATGCACTCCCGCTTTACGGAGTTTATGATCTCTCGCGTTAAGGTCCATGTCATGTGCGTAAGTCCATTGACTGGCGTGGGGTACATTGCATTCTGCTATGAAGCAACTGA